TGATATAGAAGCATCTATCTCACAATCCAAAGGCGTATCACTAGCCCCTTATTACTACAGATACAACTACACCTATAAGCCTTTATATATTTATATATATGTAAGGGCTTTACCAATGATTGGAACTAGTTACTTAGCATACTAAAGTCTAATAGCATCACTACATTTATATGTGATTATTCTCTTACTTAACCTTATATGGAGATACACATGAAAGCACTAACCTTAATCAGCAACGTCTTAGCTGTAACACTCTTGGCAGGTTGTGGCCTCACCTTCATTGCACTGATAGTGTTATGTGCTGGTTCAAAGCTAACCGGACTAATCGCCTAACTAATCACAAAGGGGCTAACAGCCCCTCCAACCTTAAACCTATTGGAGCTCACAACATGCGTGGATTTATCTTTTATCGTGGTAACTCGCCTATTGACAATGCACCTATTGTCGGTATTGCCGTCTTAAAGTCTCGCAATGAGAAAACCGGGAACATGGTGCAGACTTTCATTCTAAGGGCAGATATCCATCCAATGGATGCGATTAAGTCAGCTGACGATGTCAGCATATGCGGCAGCTGCATCCATCGTGGTGATAGTCAGACTAAGCGTACTTGTTATGTTGATGTAGGCAAGTCTGTTAGTCAGATTTATAAAGCTTTCAAGCGCGGCAGTTACCCGGACATGTCGCGCAATCTTAGCCATGCAGCTGCACAGCTGAAAGGTCGCAAGGTCAGACTTGGGGCCTATGGAGATCCCGCAATGATTTCAGCTGACACATGGTATGCACTGTTAGAACATGCGGCAGATTGGACGGGATACACACATCAATGGCAGCAAGCTTTCGCCATGGCACATCGTGAGTTATGCATGGCCAGCGCTGATTCGATCGAAGATCGAGATATTGCCCGTTCAATGGGGTGGCGTACTTTCCGCGTTATCCCTATCAATGCCGCGCCTAAGCTTGATCGTGAGATCTACTGCCCAGCGTCTCCCGAAGGTGGTAATCGTAGGCAGTGCATAACTTGCACAGCATGTGATGGAGCATTAAAACCCGAGTCAGTATCCATTGCCATCGTCGCGCATGGCAAGTCTGCCGCTCACTACGCTTAATAGGATTAAGGCAATGAAACAAGCTTTTATAGATTGGATCGTTGCCGCTGCCTTTGGCATTGCCTTAGGTGCGGCAGTGTTCTATTACCTGTGAGATATCAATATGACCATCTTAAAAAACAATGAGTACGGCATTGCTGCCCAGGTTTATCAGAATGCTCGAGGGCAATGGGTTGTCCGTCTAATCGACACTGATGCTGACGAAATACTGCCAACCCTGAAGCTTTTCGAGACTGAAGACGAGGCCCTGGCCTTTGCTCGAGACTGTATCGCCTAACCCGCTCGCGAGTCCCTAACCTAATCGGAGATATCACTATGATCGCAATGACAGCCCGTAAATCAGGAAGATGCGCACGCACTGGCAAAACCATCAAGCCAGGTGATGCCATTCTCTGGAGTCCGCGCACCAAACAGGCCATGCTAGCCGGTGTCGATACCATCGGTATCGGTGGCAAAACCTACTACCGAAACCGTGCAGGGCGTTGTGAAGATGCACCCTGCTGCGGTTGCTGCACCATCTAAACCCGCTTACAAGGCCCTTAATCGGGCCTACAAGCCACTTTCACCTACTTACTGGAGTCAACCTACATGGAAGAACGTAAACCGCCTACATGGCTCGATCTTATCGATCATCAAATCCAGCCCGATAAATGGTTTCGACCGGTCGATCAAGTCTGGCGCGAGTACGGTTGGAAGCCGCCTTCGACCGAGTGCATCGAGACCATGCGAAAGCACAAAGCCTTCCGCACCTGGTCGCATTACACACCCTCGCGGGAGTCCCAATCGTGATTGATCAAAACAACCCAGAGAACTTGCAGGTGGGCTTACTGGTTGCAGCACATACGATCAAAGCACAGAAAGCATTAATCGATGAACTGGTTGAGGCACTGTGGGGCATGGTTACCAGTTTCCACGCTGTTGAATACATGGAAGAACATATGAAGCAATCATCAGCAAGGGCTAGAGCTGCCATTGAGAAAGCTAGAGGGAAACCATGAGTAAGAAGCAATTGAAAGACCTGGAAACTCAGGCAAGCCTGGATCGATGGCAGGAAGAACTAGCAAGGCATGTCGCCTACCTGCCAGTGCTATGTGAGCTAGCTAATGTTGATGAACATGAACTGCACCGTGCTATTGAGATTCACTTTTACGTTCGCAGTATGAGTAAGGGAGCTATGCAATGAGTGGAAACAAATCAGCAAAGACACCATCCGATGGTTCTATGGCGTGGCAGTGCCAATGCGGTAAAGCGTATACGGTTACTTGTATTTCAAGCAAGCCATCAAAACAATGGGTTAGCTTGACGGATCAGGAAGTGTGGGAAGCGATTGATGATGTGCTTGAAGGCGGTGGTTGGCTTGATGTAGCGAGAGTACTTGAGCAAGCTTTTAAGGAGAAGAACACATGAGCCGTGAAGCTATGCAGATGGCGCTAGAAGCGTTGGAACAACTTGATGGCATAGACACCGAAACAGAGTGCGTGACAATTGACGTTGACGACGTAATCACCGCCTTGCGCCAAGCATTGGAGATAGATTTAGCAAGGGTTGGTGAGGTTGGTGTATGGGGCCAGTGCGAACCGCAGCCAGCATTAGAAGACGGTTGGTCAGATTGGGTATGCCCTAAGCCACAGGGTTATCTCATGCAATGCTGTGATTGCGAGCTTATTCATGAAGTTGATTTCAGGGTAGTCAGATATGAATCTGAAGATTCAGAAGTTTATGAGGTGGTTGATGACCCTAATCTTCAGGCACAGATGCGGGTGAAAAGACGTGATGACATTTCACCAAAGCATACATGGGTTGGGCTGACGGATGAGGAGATACAAGATTTAGGTTATCTGTCCGAAAAGTTTGATGCAAGTAATTCAGAGTGGTTTGATCGATGGGGATTTGCCCAAGCCATCGAAGCCAAGCTAAAGGAGAAGAACACATGAGTGGAAACCACAACATGAAACTCATTGCTAGCCTGGCACAAGTCAATGACTTTGTGATGGTGCATGGCAATGAACTGCAAGCAATCCTTGATTACGTTGAAGACATGGAACAGAGGATCAGCATCGTCAGAGAACAGTTGCAGTATTTGGTTGCAGAATCTGTCGAACCTGATAAGGAATCTGGAGCTTAGAAAACCTTGATGGAAACGTCACGAAGGTCTAGTTGGATTGGACTTTCGTTTCGTTCCCGCCAGTCAGTCATATCCCAATTGCCTTTACCGTAGTTGCAGTCATGGCAAAGCACTTGCAAGTTGTTAAGGTCTAAAGCCAGATGAGGAAATAGTTTTCTTGGCTTTATATGATCCACGTTCATCACAGCACCGTGAGCTGGTGTAGCACCGCAGCACTGGCACTTAGCACCATACTTCTTTAATGCTTCCATCCTTACCTTACGCCATTCATAAGTCATAAGGAAAGCATCACTTGAAGTATGAATGCCCCTTACCTTTGATTGTTTCCATTCTTCAGAAAGCTGATTTGCAGACTTACCTTGCTTTTGCCGCAACTTTGCTGCTCTGATCTTATCTCTACGTTTATTCTTTTTATTCTCTAAACGCATTTGATTAATAAGATACTTCATCATTTAACACCTCTTGCTCTCTGGTGGACGGACTTAGCCTTTCCCGCTAAGCCTTCACTGTTTTGCTCTCCGGAGCCACAGACCCGCCAGCCTTTTGAGACACGGATGCTAGCTTCGCCGTCCGTTTGTGCGCTGTTTCATTCTCTATCCCACCGGTTGCGCTTTTAAGCAAGAGTCGCCGTTGACGCTGGTAAGCCCGCCCAACTCATGCCGAGCTGTCGTTTCTTGGCTGGGTTCTGAGTCCCACTTGCTTGCAGCTAACTTTGGTCTGCAATCCAGTGTCAAAAACAAAAAAGCCACTTACTGCTGCTTCCGGTAGAAGTCCATCGGGGGTAAGTCGATGGCAGAAGCATGAGTAAGTGGCCTTCAGATTGTTGACTTCTACGACAACAGGCGAATAGTACCTAGTGACTATATTGTTTGGCAAGTTACCCGACCAATGGTCGATTCTAATGGTATATGCGTATGTTCCTAGTGTTCGCTTTGATGTAATATCCCTACTGTAGTACTTAACCAAGGAGATAGAAATGAAGTTTTTGAAATTAATCGATTCAGATTTGTATGACATCAGGCTTGCGACAGTCCACATCATTGAAGACAGCGCCAACATCCAGCGCGTATTTGCAGGCGACTGGAATTCAATGTCTAGCTACCAGGTCAAGGTCATTGAACGCTTGTTTGATCGCGTTGAAGAACTTAAGCAGATGATAAAAGTCATCAAGAACCGTGACGTTGTTAAAGACATAAGCACTTGCTTTGATGAGGAGGCAGCATGAGAAAAACAGGCGGGCCAGCGTTTCCGCTGTTTGCAGCAACAGGCCACAGCGGCATGACCTTGCGTGACTACTTTGCAGTAAAGGCCATGCAGGGATTTATTGATTCAGCCGCCGCCCAAGGCCATTTTGTGCCGCAGGACGATCAGTTGTCCAAGTGTGCATATGATTTAGCAGACGCTATGTTGAAAGCGAGGGAGCTATGACTAGCTTTGACACCGAGTCAAGACGTAGAGCAATCTGGGCAACCGATGCTCGCAAAATCGTATCTGGCTATGCTGCCGACGTTTACCTAGAAAAGATCGGACAGATAGAACGTGAAGACATAAGCCACATTGAAGCCGTGCAGTGGGGTCTGAAGCTGCAAGATGTGATTGGCAGAGAAGCTGGTGTAAGGCTCAAGATGGAACTCAAAGAAGCAGACTATGAGTTATTTCATCCTGACCACAAATGGATGGCATCTCACTTTGATTTCATCTCTGCTGATGGCACGACACTTGTAGAGGTCAAGAACTACAACCAGAGCAAACGGAACCAATACGATGCAGAGACTTTACTTATGCCTGCGGCCGACAGAGCGCAATGTATTCATGAAGCTACGGTACACAGGGTACAGCGTATCGTACTTGCGGTGCTCTTTGGGGGACAAGAACTGGTGCTCATCGATAAGGAAGTATCAGACGATGAAAAAGACGCGCTCATACGCATGGAAGCTGAGTTATGGGCCTCAGTACAGACCAAGCAGCCTCCAAGCGCGACTACGGTGGATGCGGCAAGAAAACTCTTCCCAGTATCTACGTCGGCTGGGGTTCTAGCCAATGCTCAATTAGAGCAAGCCTGCCAGCAATTAAAGGCGATCAAGAATCAGATCAAGCAGTTCGAGGAGGCTGAAGAGAAGCTACAGGCTTTTATTCAAGGTCAGATGAAAGAAGCAGGCTCACTCATTACGTTTGATGGGAAGGTGCTTGCAACATGGAACAGTGCCAAACCTTCTAAACGCTTTGACCCAAAGCTACTGCAAGCAGAGATGCCCGAAGTTTATGAGCGTTACATCGTTGAACAACCTGGAAGCCGGAGGTTCTTAATCAAATGAGTAATTTAGTTGATCCCACAAAACTTGATCAGTCGATCATTGATTCAATCGTATTGAGAGGAGACTTGAGTGGACTCAAGGAAGAGCAACTCACTGGATACTACAACTACCGATGCCAGCAAGTCGGCCTTGATCCTTCAGCGAAGCCGTTCGATCTTCTTGTCCTGTCAGGAAAGAAGGTCTTGTATGCGAATGCTGGGGCCACACAGCAACTCTCAAATTTGCATGGATTGTCCACTGCGATCACTAACAGGGAGCGAGTTGAAAATGTGTATCTTGTATCTGTCCGATGCACTGGCAAAGATGGACGAAGCTCTGAGAATCAGGGAGCAGTTGACATCTCAGGTCTTTCTGGTGAAAAGCTAGCCAATGCTTTGATGAAGGCTACAACAAAAGCCATACGCAGGACTGTGCTTGCACACTGCGGGTTAGGGATGCTCGATGAGACTGAACTGGACACGATCCCCAATAACCAATATCAGAAGGTCGATATGCCGGTTGCTGCGCCTCTACAACCGATTGCTGAGGTCATTGAAGGCAAATTCAAACTGATGGTTCCTGAAGGTGATAAAGCCAAGGTTTACAGCTCTCACCAGGATGAGATGGAATGGCAGAACAACTTCTTTGGACTGATTGGCAAGATTGCTGATTCCAAGAAGATGAGCAATGAGGAGAAGAACGCTAAGTTAGCGAGCCTCTTTCGGGTCAACCATGAAACCTTCGATAACTTTAGCGGGGTTGCAGCCATCAGTTGGAAGAAGCGCTGTCACGATCATGAGGTCGAGGGTTTTATCCCAAAAAAGGTAGTGACTCTGGATGCGATGGAGGACGATCTGGAAGTTCTAAATTGACGCAGACGCAGGCAGTGCTTGAGCGTTTGAAACATGGAACGCTCACACAACTGCAAGCGTACTCAGAGATTGGTTCAACAAGACTTGCAGCCAGAGTCGAAGAATTGAGAAAGCAGGGTCACACCATTGTGACTCACACCATCAATCGAAATGGCAAATCATTTGCCGAATATCAATTAGTAAGGAAATAACATGAGTTCAAGTAATTACAAGAATGGCCCAGGTCAAGGTAGTTTCTTCCCAGTCAAAAACAAGAAGCATGAGAAAGCACCTGACTGGGATGGCTACATCATTTGCGATCAGGACTACAAAACAGGTGAGCAGATCAAGATTGCAGGCTGGGTCAAGCGTGGTACTTGGGGTGAACTATTTAGCCTCAAGATCAACAATTGGAAGCCTGGTGATATGCCAGCACCGGCAAGAGAAGTCATGCGTTCAGACGAAGATGTGCCGTTCTGATCATGATCTGCCCTAAGTGCGCTGAGCAAGGGCAGTTGAACGATAGCGTTGTGCTGGACTCACGACGCTATTACAACCGCAATACCTTGCAAGATACCTGGGTGACTCGCAGGAGAAGATGCGTTTCCTGCGGTTACAAGTTCACAACCTATGAAACCTTAAAGGGAGTCGATGAGCGTAAGTACATTGCTTACGATGAAGCAGTAAGGGAGGATATGGCGTGACTAGAGAAGACATCATCCGCATGGCGCGGGAGGCTGGATTAGCTTACGGGCCTGACGAAAAGCCATTGGGTTCCGTGACACGATTCGCCGCCCTTGTTGCCGCTGAGAAAGAGAAGCAGATCATCGACATCCTTGAGCGACTGCAAGAGCGAAACGAATCGCACACCTACTACAAGTATGCGATCAACGTCATCAAAGGTGAGATATGACCCAAGAAGACATCATCAAGCTGGCACGTGATGCTGCATCAGAGGATGGCACCACAAGACCAGACAAGAACATCGTTCTTTATGCGGCCAAGACAAGCAAGTTCTTAGAACGCTTTGCACAACTCGTTCGGGCTTACGAGCGTGAGGCGTGTGCGGAGTTGTGTTTAGAAGAAGCGAATGAGGCTTACCACCAAGAAGCGTTTTATCTACCACGAGGCAATCAAGGGCTACTGCGTATTGCTGAAGGTGCTAAACGGTGCGCCGAAGCCATCAGAGCAAGGGGTGAGCAGTGACAAAACTGACAGAATCCCACATGAAGGTACTTAAGTATCTTTCTAAACGAAAGACTGAAGCAACCTTCAAGGATATTCAAGTGCAAACCAGACTTGGTATTCCGACCGTCAAGTACATTATTCGTGGCCTTCTTCATGATGGATATATCAAGAAACGATCAGACAGGCTTAATCGCCCGACAGAGCGTTATTACACCTTTGCTAGTTGGGAACCGGTCGAGAGAGTCATCATCAAACGTCCAGTCAAATTCACGAAAACCCGTATTACGATAGAACCTAAGTTCTTCAACAATCCGTTTAACGTAGGTGCACCATGAGTGATATGAGTGGTGAAGAGATGCTGGCTAAGATCGAAACGCTCTACCATCTAACAAGAGAGTTGCGAGCCATGCTATCTCGCACTGATCACAAGCTCAAAGTTAGAGAGATGTTCATCCATGCCTTACTCGACCCTGATGCTTTTGGCTACAGCGTAGAGAATGCTGTCAGGGAAGAAGCCTGGAAAATCTTGCAAGGAGAACGTGATTGAGCAAGCTAGGCAAGACCAGAGGTGCAAGCTATGAACGTGAGGTCTGTAATGCCCTCTCAGATCGATTAGGAACGAAAGTAAGCCGTGTACTAGGGCAAGCCAGAGATGGTGGCTCTGACATCGATTTAGGCCCGTTTATGATCGAATGCAAGCGTCGCAGGAAGATCGCTCTTTACGAATGGATGGAACAAGCCAAGGTGTCAGCCAAAGGCGAGAAGATGCCAGTCGTGATTTGCAGGGCTGATGGCAAGGAAAGTCTTGTGATCTTTACGCTTGACGATGCCATGACGCTCATGCAGAATGAACTCTAATGTCTCCGGTGAATCTGCCACTAGGTTAGCGCTGGGAGCAAGCGCCAGCAGATAGCTCCACTCCTCAAGTCGGCTCACGACGAGCCTTTGCCCCGTCCTAGCGACGGGGTTTTCTTTTGGCCGTCTTTGCCGCTTCTCGAAAATTCTTAGCGGTGGGAGCACCTGGAGCACCAGGCTTGCGCATACGCTCACCCGATCCTGCCTTGATGCGTTCTCTCTTTGCTGCAATGTTTGCGTACAGTCCTGGTTTCATCTAGCACCTCCAACGTCTTCTGGCTGCTTTACCTCTTGGCCCAGACCATGATCTTGATCGGGCACAGAAACTCTTCTTCCTGGCACGTTCTTTTGGCGTACGAGGGTTAGGTGCAGGTGCTTGCAGATTGGAGCCTGTAGCCCTGTTATAGGCGTTCCTACCGGCCTCTGTCATACCACCACCCTCAGCGACAGATTGGAAGTGCCTGCCCTTGCCACGGGTTGTCTTAGCTATTGGGTTTGCCATGCTTACCTCATCATCAGCGCTTCAGCTTCTCTACGCCTTGTTAGCCCTGGTAGTACGCGACCTGCTGCCTTATTCCACTTCCTGCATTCTAGGGCTGCATCTTCCCAATTGCCAGCGTCTACACGCTTCTTAAAGGTGCTGATGCGGTAATTACCTAAGCCACAGTTATACGCCCAACTAATGACTGCTGCAAAGCGTCGAGGCGTAGCTTGCAAGAGATTGGGTGAGAGTCTTACCAGCCCTGATGTGAAGTACCTGACATGCTTCTGAAGGGCATCTTCAGCTTGTTCTTTTGTCCAGACAGTGTATTGCCTAATATCACGACCAGTAGAACCGTAACCAATAGTCCAAGGGTCGCCACCAGTAGCGGGGTCAGGATAAGCGCAACAATCACCATTAGGAAGACGTTTAGCGTAGCCTTCAAAGGGTTTGATGAGTACGTTTGTGGCAAGCTCAATCGCTTCATTCACTTCTGGTACTTTTCTATTGATCTTCCGACAAACCAAAACGAAATCACCATAGTGAAGAGTCCAAAGTCATCTTCATCCCATGTCTTAACTAAGACTTCTGCCCAAGGCGCACCCGTTTGAAATGCAAGAACAAGCGAAGCCGTCTTGACTGCTGCGTACATAGCAAATAGTGCCCAGGTGATTCCTGGACGTACCAGTGCTGAGATTCCAGCCACAAACTTACTTGCTGCTTTAGCCGTTTCAGCCTGTTCTTCAAAGGCCGATTTGATCGTATCGAGTTGCTGAACACTGTAGTCAACATACTTTTCCTCCATACGATATTGACCTTTGAGTTTCTCAAGATCAGTCTGCAATTGAAACATGTTGAGTTCATGCTGGCGTTCGTTCTTCTTATCGAGGAACTTCAGCACTTCTGGTGCTAGCCGAAACAGGCCACCAAAGATAGAACCTAGTAAACCACCTGATAGCAATTCAAACATTACTTTCTAGCCATCTTTTCACGCTCTTCAAGCAGTCTAACTTTGACTTGAAGTTCGTTGATATGCTGCATGAGTTGCTCTTTCTGTATAGCTCTTTTCTCAGCAGATACAGGAGAGTCAGTAGGTACGCCTTCCTTTGTGATCAAGGCAGGCATTGCGCCTTCAATCTTAGTGAGTCGTGTCGAGAAGTCAGCGACCTGTCCTAGCAGCCAAGCAAGCGATGCAACAATGACAGGGATGACAGCCTTAAGGACATCTGACCAATTCATTTGTTCAGAATCTGATCAATGCGGGTATGAGCCTTATCTGCTGTCAGATGGAGATGCTCAACCTTTGCTTTGAGTTCTGCCAGGTCTGATCGAATCGCCACATAAGCACCAAAGGCTCCAGCAGCAGCACCAATCAAAGCCTGCACAACTACTGACATCGAGATTTCCATTTATGCCAAGCCCTCTCCTGGACATATGTAACACACGCATGTGCCACTAGCAGCAATGCCTGCAACATAAACGGTATTGCTTGTAGAGGCTTGAATACCTGTAATAACAACTCTTGAACCTGCCGGTATTACATGCACATCTTGCGCATTGCCTGACGTCGGAAAGGTTGCAGTAACAGCATTGGTTCGTCCAAACGCGATAGCAACTGCCGCACTACCTGTGTTTGTGATAGCGAACTGTTGGGCAGGTGTATCGACAGTGACTTCAACATTACTGGTTGTCGCACCTGCCGATAAAACAACCGAGGGGCCGGTTGCTTGAAAGGCGATATTACTTGCCACGTTTAGTCCCCCACTGCTCAGCAGCCGTCATCGTGCCATAGCAGGGAGCGCCATTGGTGAACTTGGGCTGGAAGTTAGGGGTGACTTGCTTAGGTGCGGCAGCAACGGGTTTAACTGTCACTTGCTTGCTTACTACTTTCATCATCGTCATCATGCTTTGTTTCCTTTATCAAGGAGGGTAAAAACACCGTGATGGCAAAGATAAACAACGCAGCGAGTCGTTCATAAGTCGGCCCCCACATTGTCCAGCAAGCCAGCGCAAAAGTCATCGACAATGCCAAGATTGTCAATACCCTAGCCACCACCAATTTCAAAGAAACACGTACTACTTTCAACAGAAGATTTGAATCCATGCTCAGCCTCATGGGTTAGTTTAAGGTTCACGAATGTTACCTTAATTCGCATCTTCTTCGTCATCATTCATAAAACCACTTCCCCACGCTGCATCGTCTGCTTTCAAGCGTATGGCTTCCAGTTTCAAAGCACGATCTATTACCCGTGTCTTATCAACCATTGAAGCCGTAGTGTCAGCCATGACTTCTGCCAACAACTTGCTGATTGCTTCTTCGAGCGCAGGGTTAATACCTGCCTGCTTTTTCCTCATCGGGTCATGCGGCGCTTAGGTTGACGGTCAGGCATCTTTGCAGGCATACGTCCTAATGCTCGCTGTGCTGCCAGCGAACCTGCTACTTCGTTACGTCCTGCTTCAGCAGCCTGTGCTTCCTGGCGCTTCATCTCTTTATTGCCTTCTGCTTTCATCATGACATCGTAGTTCATCGCATACCTCTCTTCGTTTTGCGAGCCTTGGAATAGGCAATAGCCGCAGCTTGTTTCACTGCTGCACGTTTGCTAGCAGGACGGCTTGTGCCAATCTTGCCACTTTCTTTGAATCCACGCACCATCTCACCAATGTTGGTTGAGATTGTCTTTTGACTGCTACCACGCTTAAGGGGCATTTAATCCTCCTGAGTACGATTGACTGCGCCAGCAGCAACACCAACAGGGCTTACGCGAGTCTGGCGTAAACGCGAAGCAACATCTTCCGGCCTGAGATATAACTCAGCCATTCTTCTCGCGGCAGGAGGGGCCGCCATGATTGCAGCGCCAGCAGCAGGAAGGTATGGAATATCTCCAGCTAAACCACCGCTCATTAAACTTAAGCCAGTTCCTGCTCGCAGCAATCCACCTAGTGTTGTTGCTTCAGTTTGAGGAATTCTTGGCCTAGTAAAAATGCTATAAGTTTGTCCAGATTCGGCTAAAGGAACGTATGCACCGCCTCGACCACGCTCTCTGCCATACAAAACATTAGTCGGTTCTACAGCGGCATACTGTTGCGCAAACTTATTGATGTCCACATCGCCAGCGCGAATGATTGCAGGGTTTCTTGCATAAGCATCTTCAAACGCTTTAAGGGCTGCGTATTGCTTATCAATCCCTCTAAGAGCCTCGTAATCATCTTTGCCAAGACTGCGTTTAGCAATGTCATCAAACTGCTGAAGCACCTTCATGCCAACTTGTTTGGGCGCACCTTCTAGCCCATAAACATATTGAGCCACTTCCGAACGAACCTCTTTCCATAGAGGAGCTGATATTTGTTGTTTAGCTTGCAGAGCCTCGGCAAAAGCAGAAACGCGAGGGCTTCCAACTCTAAATTCGTTTAACGTAGCGTTCTTATTAAAAGCATCAACTAACTGGTTTCTTGCTGCGTTATCTACATTAATTTCTTTGCCAGCAAGTAATGTGTTGTATTGATTAGATAACGCATCATCAGCATCGCGCATAGCTCTCGGAACAAGCGTAGGCTCAACACCGCCAAACGCTTTAGCTACAGCACGATTTGCTGCCGCTTGATTCTCTCTGCCAAACTTAATGAATTCTTCACGGGAACCAGGGACGAGTTGCATGACTCGTTCAGTTGCAGACAGCGCTCTTGATTCTTTAATCTGGCTAGGAAGCGGTTGCATACCCGTTTGCAAAGCCTGACTTAACACTCGTTGTTTTTCTTCAGAGCGAATGTTTTCTGGAATCGTATACATGCGCTCACGCATACCTTCAGCAACTGGAGCCAATGCTCTACGAGCGGCGGTGCGAACCATTGATGGGCCAACTTCACCAGCAATTCTTGCAGTTTCTGCAATAGGTTCTGGCGCTCCAGCCTCTCTAGCTCTTGTTGCAACATATTCGCCACCTGCACCTGAAACGCCTGCGCCAGTCGTCATGCCTGCAAGCTGCCTGCCAGTCTGTGGATAAAGAGCCTGCGCCAAACTTCTTGCGCCTCGCTCAACCGCTCCCATTGCTTGCGGGGCTTTGCCTGCAAGTTTTAATGCCCCGCCAGCAGCGGCACCAAGCGGCCCTACTGCTGTTGCATATTCTCCAGCCTTTTCAACCATTCGGCCAAATGTGCTTTTTTCTTGCGCTGCACCACCAGATGGGCCAGTAACCGGAGGTGTTGGTATTTTGGAAACAACATCTTCCGTTGATTCACCAAGGTGTTTCTGAATACGAGCCTTAGCCGCTGTCGGGTCGGTTTCCGACAACTCGTAACTTTTACCTTTGTACTCGTAAACAGGCATAAATCACCTCAATCAAGTTTGATTGGATTGCCAGGTGTCCCATCACCTTGCGGCTTTGTAGACGTTGGCGCTGATTGGCCTAAGTAAGCATCTAATGTTTGCTGGTTTATTCCTAATGAACCACCAATTTGACGCTGACGATTAGCAGCATTGTTAATGATTTCAAGTTGCCTATCAAAGTACATTTTTGCATTGTCAGCACTTGTTGTTGGATTGATCGTGAACTGATCAAAAGATCGTTCTTCCGCTTTTGTAAGCGTTTGACCAAACAAAGTGTTTCTAACCTTTGCTACAAACTCTCGATAGTCTTTCCACCAGTTAACAGTATCGTTAGTTACTGGAGGAAGTTTTGTGCCAAACGCTCCAGCCACTTGACTAGCTATTTGTCCAACTGGCAAGCCGCGATCTACAAGGGTGAGGAAAGTTTCAGCAATTTCTTTCTGAGGGAACAAGCCAAAATATTCGGGTTTTCCTGTAGAAGAAATACGACCAAGACTATCTTTTACAGAACCAAGATTCTCCAATCGTTTCTCTACAGGGCCAGGAAGTGATTGAATTTTTCCTTCCTGTTTCATCTGGGCAATTTCACGCTGAAACGCCATGCGCTCTTGTGCAAGTTGAGCTTGTTGTTGCATACGCTCTCTTGCCAACTCAGCCTGTTGCTTCATTTGCAAAAGCGTTTGCGAGGCACGATCAGAACCTTCTACCGCTTTGAACAAGGCTTCTTGCGCTTGCTTGAACTGTCCTGCTCGCATTTGCGCAGCAAATACGCTGTTCTGATGCTCAGCTTCTAAAACTTTTAACTCGCCTTCTGCTGCTTTGCGATCTGTTTGCAACAGACTCATAGCCTTGTTGAATCGGTCTAGCACTTGCCGATTGTTTTCTTTGATGGCCTCTACATTTTTGGCAAAGACATCAAGTTCGCGCTTGTAAACATCCTGCCTTCCTTGGCGAAAACCTTCTACAGCGCCGTTAAGAGCTGCCAAAGCACCCATCCCTGACCGCTTAGTAGCACCACCAGTAAGGAAGCCAGCAACAATGCTAAGGCCAAGTACGTTTCTGATGTCTTCCAAGTTTGCAGAGCTTGGCTCAAATGCTGGTATCTCTTTTTGACGATACTCAGGTGACTTAACAAGTGCTCGTTCTTTGCCAGCAAACTCTTGACCAATCTCTTGCGCTCGCGTAGCCATGCCAGTACGTTGAGCAGCAGTCTCTTGCAATGACTTTTGAGCTTCTGCACGTTGAGCCTCCATAAGTCCTGGAAGTTGCTCTTCAGCGGCTACACCTCGCCCAATCCGGCGCTGAATGCTTTGCTCTGGCGTTTCGCTGGCGGTAGGTGTTTGACCAAAAGTCGAACGCATTGCCCTTGTAATAGGGTCGCCAGTCGTACCAAGTGCGTCTTGCAATGCCATGTTAGCCACCCCCTGGGGTTGTCTGCGTCGTAGAAGTTGTTACTGGCGTTTGTACGTTGCCATAAATCGTACGGTACAAATTAGTCAACGTGGTGTTCAGCATGTCACGAGTTGCCTGATCTGCTGCGTATCCGGCTTTAATCGCTGCTGCCTGGTACTGGTCACCAATGCCTGCAATCTTCAACCCTTGATCTAATACATCTTGCGCTGCACGTTGTTCACGCATGACTGCTTGCGCCTGTGCTTGTTGCGCTGCGGTACCAGAGGTTAGTCCACGCTGCGCTAATTGCTGACGCTCTCTTGCTGCTAATGCTTCAAGTTGCTGACGTTGTACAGGTGTAATCTCACCACGCTGACCAGCCGCAATCATTTGTTGACCTAACGCTCGTTGCGGCGCACCAATAGCCGCTAACTCATTTTGCATACGTCTTGCTTGCTGACCAGCCTGTCTTGCCTGAAAAATGGCAGCAGCCGTACCAAGACCTGCCAAACCTTCTCTCGTACCAAGCACTTGCTTTGCACCTGATTTCAATAAGTCTTGAAAGCTACGGTCTTCTTGAGGCGCATTCATATCCATTGGCGTTGCTGTAGCGCCTTGTGGTGCCGTATCGTAAATTGTTGGTGCTATTGCTTGTGGTGCGCCCAATGTTTGCAAGGCGGTGCTAAATCTATCTTGGCCTGCTGGGGCAGAAACTTGAGGAGCAAAAATTTCAGTTGGATAAAACGTTCCTTGATCGCCAGCCATTTGGCCCGAAACGGGAACCGCCGGTGTTTCAAACTCCATGCCATAACCCATGTCGGCAGGAGCCTGATCAGCACCTGAAGCCATGTCTTCATAACCACCTAAAAATCCATAGTCAGATTCCTGAAACTCAGGCAATCCTGTCATAGGATTGATTGCACCAGAACCACCATTAGCCTTGAGCATCTCTGCTTCTCTAGGCGTAATGTGTGCTAACACCGTGTCTTTACCGCGCCCATGCTGCCGCACTAACTCAGCTAATCGCTGAATATCGACACCACCAAGTAATGCTGCAAGTTGCTTTGCCATGATCAGATTCCTAATGCTCGACGCAGTTTTAATGATCTAACGTTCCATACTGGTTGCTGCTCTTCTTCACCAGTACCTTCAACATCATCACCCATGCCTTCAGACAACTGAACCCTTGTAGGCAAGACACTAGAGCCTGTATCTACAACCCTAGTCCCTGGCTTTGGCGTATACACGGCTTTAGGTGCTACTGCAAGTTGTTCTTCTTGCGGAATATTGACGGTGCCACCACCTCCTCCACCTATCGTGTCTTCAGCAGGAGGTGCTTCTGGTTCTGTGGGCGTAGGTTCTTGATCTAAGCCTAAGAACCTGATGATGTCTTCATCTTCGCCATAGGTAGGAGCCGTGTCTTGCGGTAAGGTATCTTCAACCGTATCAAAGGTTGGTGTAGTGTCAACAGCAGGCGTTGTATCGACAGTACTAAATGTGTCTTGAGCCTGTACCGTATCTTCTGGCGTATCGATATTGACTCGACCAGGATCAAACGTCAGGTCAATTGATTCTGTAACTGCTGGTTCTGTTTTAATTCCCGTTTCTGGCAACGGTTTTATAGAAGTATCAAGCGTTGTTTCAGCAGGTAAAACCTGAGTTTTATCCGTAACAACGGGAATCGTAATGACTTGATCTTCTACAAGCGTTTGACCCGTCTTTGTATCAACCGCTTCAATGGTTTGCGTATTGCCTTTTGTGTCAATCACTAAGGCTGTGTTGTTAGTTGGATCAACGGCAACAACAATAGCCGTATCTGTCTGACCCAACCTTTGCTGTTGAATTAATGCTTGGACGGCAGGGTCAGATTGCAATCGCTGTAAGACTTGCGCGTTGGTAGCGTTATCTCTAGTAAGTTCTGCCACAAATGCAGCGCTTGTTGGCAAACCCATTCTGCCAAGCAGCGCAGCAACATCTTGCGGTGATGCAATCTGGTTAGCAACATCAATTTCGGCTGGTCTTTGTTCCTGTACAACCTCTCCGCCAGTAACAATATCCCCTCCGGTTACTACATCACCACCAGTAACAACGTCGCCACCTACTTTTACATCACCTTCGGTAACAACCTGACCACCAGAAACTATCTTTGTATCTGTATCAACATCAACACCAGGGCCAACTTTTGTAAACGTATCTTGCGCTTGACCTTTAGCAGCAAATGCCGCAAGAATTTCTGGGTTTGAACGTATGCGGGCTAATACTTCTGCGTTAGTAGGATTGCCTGCCATTAACGCATCCATCATAGACTGCGTTGGCGTGATGCCCATTTGCCCAAGGAAGTTGACAACTGATGCTAGATTCGCAGCACCAGGAGGGTTCTCCGTTACGTCTGAAGCAACTCTTTCAGTAGGCGTGATTCCAGCAGATGCAGCAAAAGCAGCAGCAGCTTCGTTCCTTGCCTTTACCGTTGGGTATACGTTGCCATTGAAAGTACGACTTTGAACTTCTGCTCTAGCTGTATTTTCAGAAGCTCTAGCTCGCGCAGCCTCGATAGACTGTCTAGCCTGCTCAAATGCAGAATCTCTTGTAACGCTTATTTCAGGTCTTGTTGATGGCGCAACTTGCTGCGTCGCAACAAGTCTGACTTCAGGCTTACCAGTCTGCAACGATATGCTTGCAGCAAAACCAAGTGGACTTAACTGGCCGTTTAAGAAAGAACTTACTTCTTCATATGACTTGCCTTGGTTTAACAAGTCATTGCCAATGCGCGTTAAGTCGTCTTTAAGCCTTGCATTAGCGGCTTGTTGCGTTGTTGCATAGAACCGATTGTTGTAAGTCTGAGCATCAATACGTTGATTGACTTCAGCCTTTGTAGGATTGCCAGCCATAAGTTGACTGACAACTTCATTAGTTGGCGTAAACCCAAGACTGGTTAATTTTGTAATGACATCAGCAAGATTGGCATCGTCACGAACGACTGGTTTTGTGACTGTAAACGTGTCTTCTGGTGTCGTAGTTTCTGGCGTTGCGCGTATACCAAAGTTAGCGTAATAGGCTTGCATGGCAGCATTGCGAGCCTCTACGGTTGGATACAGAGTGCCTTGAAAAGTGCGTTGTAACTCATCAAGTCTTGCCTCGCCTCTACCTCTTTGGCCTTGCAGATCACCTGTGTAAGGCGTTGTTTGAGTCCGAGTTACTGTAGAAGTTGATGGTTGTACCGTTTCAGTGCTTAGAGGCGTTTCTTTTGTTTCGGTTGCCGTTATTGTCGGCGTTAACTTCGTTGCATCTGACGTAAGTTTGCCGTCAGTTGTAATCGTAAGCGTTTGGCCTTCAGTTACTTTGGTTCCAGTCGAAACATCAGTTGCGCCAACAATCTTGGTTTGACCAGAGCTATCAATTACAAGCGCTGTATCTTTTGTAGGATCAGTGCTAATGACTACTGCACTTGGAAGCTGACCAACAGGAACATCGCTGGTTGCTCCTTGTTTTGTAACCACGCTAGGCGTGATTGCCAACGTTTCACCAGCATCAGCAACAACAGGTTGGTCTGGCGGCAAACGTGTCGATGACACAGTAATAGAACCAAGCGAAGGAACTTCTGCAAAGGTACGCTGTGATGCCTCTGCAACCTGATCACCTGTTTGCAATGCGCCAGTAGTTTTGCCGCCAATAACGCCACCAAGAATAGCGCTACCTGTTGCTGCGTTGCGATCACCAGTAAGAATGTATTGAGTGATCCCCTCTTCTAAAGACTCTTTCAAGCCTTCAACAATAGGCTGTAACGCTTTGGTATTGGCTCCAGGCAAAAGGCTAGCGACAGCAGTAACCAATCCTGAAATACCAGCGTCGGCTCTAGCAGCTTCAATCAATTGCTGGTTAGTCATGTTTGGATTAGCACGACGTAACTCATCAATCTTTTCTAAGGCTTGACCACCAGCAGACTCAGCAATGTTTAAAGCAAAGCCAGCCAACTTGCCTATAGCGCCTCCAGGCAGCAATAACGTTGGAAGCTCTTGCATTATTTCTGAGCCAACAAGCGTTAAAGAACCTAAAGGATTTTCAATAGTTGCCTCAACAACCGCCCTGCCAATATCTGTAGCGCTTGAATTAGGGTTTGATGCAACCCCATAAATCTTGCTGATAAACGCTTGTTGCTGCGCTTTAATATCTTCTGGTATTAGCGCTTGCCCACCTTGCTCGATAACGCTTAGGTAATCAATGGCACGTTGCAGTGTTTGTGGCGCTATGCCAACTTGCTGTCCTGCTGCAAGCCAGCTTTTTCCAAGCTCTGCAAGACTTGATTGCAAAAGACCGCGAGCCGAATCAAAGAACCCTGCTTGCACTAATGCAGGGTCGCGCTCACCCATCACATAGTCTGCTGGCCCAGCACCTGATAGGTCTTCATAGTCACCAACAAAACCAGCACCAGATGCAGCACGTTCTGCTGCCGCTTCTTGCTGATTGATCTTTGCAGTAGAGCCGCTAATGAATCCTCTAACAAACGATTGACCAGGGTCACCGCCTGTAGCTACTGCTTGAGCAACGCTTGTAGCGCCAGACACTAATCCACTGTCAATGCGTGGGTCGCCTGTAATGCTTGTGTTTGATAAGGCTGCTTGTGCGCCTGTAGCAATAAGCGAGTTAGTAATTGCATTGCCAATGTCGCCATTTGTTAACGCTGCCGTAGCGCCAGATTTAATGACGTTATCAATAAAAGGATTGCCAGTTAAGTTTGGTACTAACTGACTTACACCAAATGATGCGGCAGCATTCTTTAAGGCATCACCTGGCTTTGCTCCAGCGGCAACGCTTAACGATGCCTGTATGACAGCATTACCTAATGCTTGAGCAGCAACTGCACTTGTTGCACCTAGTGCAGTACCAATTGCTACATTAAGACCAGGAATAAACGATACAACAAAAGGCAAGCCTTCTCTAACAAAGCCTTCAAAGAAGCCAATGTCCTGAGCGCCTTTGTAATAACTAGGATTTCCTATTGGCGTGAACTTCCCGTTCTGTAAACGGTAGTTCTGAGCAACACGTTCTCTATTTTCACCGCCTGTTTTGCTTCCTACTAAGAAAACAAAGTCATCTGAATTGATGTCATTAATCGTAAACGGCGTTTCTTTCCATTTGCCATCAACGTTCTTGTATGTTTTAACGTAGGTGCTTGTATGGCGATTGCCTTCACTGTCAAAAAGACCGTCGCCTAACCCAGGAATCATCGATATGGCAATATCTTCTGCCAATCCGCCGCTGATGCCCTGTAAACTTCCTCTTGGTTTAGCACCTACTTGCGCTTCAGTTTCAGGTGGAAAGGCCATTTACAGTCCTAGTGCATTGATGATCTGTTGATGAATCAATAAGTGGCCTTGCAGCCATTCATAGAAGTCATCTTCCTGATTCCAGTCTGTATCAAAGAGATCAAACGGGTTTTCCAATCCAAGTTGTTCTGCCAGTGCATTATGCTCAACAGAATGCGCCCACAGCCAGTCGTCCAAGTCCTCAATGTCAGCATCGGCAATCGGGAATCGAGGGATAAGTATTCCCGTATCAGCAAGCTGATTCGCAAACGTTTGGTGCTGGACGGCGTTTTCAAAGAGCATCTCGCGCAAGCCATCGCTGTCACCAAAAACAACGTTAGATAGAGTCTCCAGATTCACTGGAGTTCGCTCCTAAGCTAAGTTCTATTGCAGGCACAATCCACTGGCAGGTCGCTTCGTCAAGCGTTGCATCATCACTTGGCTTGGGCGGGATGAAGGCATCACGCGCTGCGTCGTAGGTATACCCAAGACCTGCGTAATTCTTGCGGAAGTTACCGTTATACGAAGTCTGCTTCCAAGTGCCGCCAAGCAGCCTTTCGCAGAATGCTGCGCCGATATATTCCTTCTCTACACCTGAAGCGTCTGCGGTGTCTTTGTTATCAACAACGATAACTTGAACAACAATGTCGTTCTCAATCTTTGCGAAATGGGCCATCTATGCCTCCAACTTAAGACCGGTTAAATCCATTTCCTCGCCAACTGTGCCAACGGGAAACGTGTTAAATGAAAGCGATATGCGGGTTTGCTCACCCTGTACCGTAGGCACCATGTGCGTCAGGCTTGATGGAAACAGAATCAATCGGCCTGTGAAGGCTTCAAACCACCATGACTCTGAGTTGTACGCATTCCACGATTCGGGCGGAAACTTGATCTGCTGCCATCCGTCTTTGTAAAAATAAATCCTGTCATCAGGATTGGTCTGTAGATAAAACACGCCGCTGACAAATGAATTGGGATGAGCATGTTTGTGGTGATACTGCCCCTGCTCACTGTAATTGCACCAGCTTTGTGTGATGCGTAGGCTTACATTGTGCTTAGGGTTGATCGTGTTCTTGAAATACTCAGCAACCGAGTCTTCAATGAATGAGCGTAGGCTTGTCATCGCCGGATTGCGAAGCACGAAGTTATCCGTGCTTGTGGTGTTACCCATGTTAGGCCGAGTCTCAAGCTCACGCACGAAGAACAACTCTTCGTCAGTCAATGCGCGGCCAAGGTCGGCAAATCCCACCGGCGTGGGAAAGAGGTTGTGCATATTCATGCCATCGCCTCTTCAATCATCCTTCTTTCGCCAGTGATCTTTTCCCAATCCTCATCAAGCCAGATGGTGGGGATACTTTCCTCAAACTCTTTAATCTTTTCCATTACCCAGTAAATCTCTTCCATGGAAGGTTTGGGTCGTGGATCATCCCAACGTGTAATGACGTTATTGGTTATTTCCCACTTGGCATTGGGACGCAGCATGTGCATCGCTGTATCAATGCCATAAAACCTCATGATCTTCTTATCGCTCATGTGACCTCTTATTGATTGATCTTAATGATGACGATGCCAGAGCCTCCACCACCGCCTACGCCACCGTTATAACCTCCACCACCGCCGCCGCTTCCAGTATTAGCGGTTCCAGACGTTGCAGTTGCTCCAGCCGCCCCCGCACCACCACCGCCCGTGCCACCCGTTCCACTTGGTTTTGATCCTCGGGTGTCGCCACCGCCCCCACCACCGCCGGAAAAATAACCAGTAGAAGGCGATCCTCCGGGGCCAGCACCACCAAAACTTGAAGCAAACGATGGGCCTTGACTACCATTACCGCCGTTCCCTGCGGCACTGCTAGAGGCATTCCCTCCAACCGCTCCAGCACCGCCCCCACCACCTCCAGTGCCATAACTTGATCCATCTGTACTATTAGAACCGCCGTTATTACCCTGAGATGGTGAGGTGCTTGGTGTATTCCCCGCAGCACCAGGACTACCTGGCACAGAATTTTGATACCCAGAGCCACCCCCAGAACCTCCGGTATTTGCCGCGCCGTTTGGATGAGTTCCGCCACCTGCACCGCCACCTGTTGACGTAATGGTGCTAAATATAGAATCGTTTCCGTTTCCACCCTTTGATCCAGGATTTGATCCAGCCCCGGCAGTACCCCCACCCCCAACTGTAACGGTGTATTCGGTTCCAGCAGTAACGCTTAACGCGGTTCCAGTTCTAAACCCACCAGCCCCACCGCCTCCGCCGTCTGAACCACCACCACCACCTCCACCAGCTACCACTAAGTAATCAACAGAAGTAACACCAGTCGGGCAAATCCACTTACCAGAACCTTTGAAGGTGAATACAGTTTGACTTGGTGCTTGGTATTTCAGGATGACAATGCCGGAGCCGCCTGCGCCGCCTGTAAACGGGCCTCCTGAATTCCCAGTCCCACCAGCACCCCCGCCGCCGCCAGTATTGGGACTTCCAGCAGAACCTGTTGCCCCGTTTGCGCCACCATTACCACCGCCGCCAGACCCGCCGGTTCCAGCAGTTCCAGTGAAGAAAACACCACCACCGCCGCCACCGGCATAGGTAACAGAAGAACCGCTTATAGAACTAGACGTTCCAGCGCCGCCATTACCGCCTGTTGTAGATGTTCCAGTGCCGCCTGTTCCAGTGCTTGCATTTGCCCCGCCACCCCCACCGGCGCCATAATTTGGTGCAGAAGAAGAGCCATTACCACCATTATTCCCTTGTGATGGAGATACAGATGGTGTGTTCCCTGTCCCTCCGTTTCCAAGTGTCCCATCTCCAACACCGCCACCGCCAGACCCACCATTATTTCCGTCTTTCGCCCCTACTCCGCCGCCACCGCCTCCACCGCCACCATAGGATTTAAGCGTGTTTGTTCCTGCTCCTGATGGACTTTCAGCAATTGGCGAACCAGCTATAGATGAATCACCTCCGTTTGTACCTTTAGCATTGGTTCCACCAGAGCCACCCGAACCGACAGTAATAGTGTAGTTAGTACCTGCTGTTACAGATAAACCTGTACCAGTTCTAAAACCACCTGCGCCACCACCACCACCTACAATATTGTTGGCAGTTCCAGCACCACCACCACCTCCACCAGCCACAATCAAATACTCAACCTGAGTCACCCCCGTAGGGCAAGTCCAAGTCTGTGTCTCTGTGAAGGTTTGGATGATGGTGTATCTAGCACCGCCAGCGCCGAGTAATAAGCCAAGAATGCCTGCCATAGTTAGCTCACATTTCCGGTGATGACGCACACGTTGGATGTCCCACCTGTGCCTGCCGTCCCGACAAATAAAATGGTCGCAACTCCTCGTGTTGCTAACGATACGGAGGCTTTGTCGCTGTCAGTGCCTGCTATATATGCCGTCGTGATTGAGCATGTAATAGTCAAACTGCCGCTTGTATTGTTGTATAGCGATACAACATCGCCAGCACTGAATGTATTGTCAGGTATTGTTATCCCAGCAGATAACGAAATCACCTTGCCAACATCGCTTGTCGCTACTGTAGTGGTCGTAGAACTAACCGGCACATTCAAGTAACCAAGCGTTACAGCATCTGTTGATGGCAACGTCTGAGTCAGTGAGGAATTGGTATTGGCAGATTGAAGCGTTACTGAACCGCTTCCGCTTGCATTGCCTTTAACTACGATTGAAGACATAGCGCTTCCTTTAGAAATTCATGACGACCCAGCGTTCGTCTGTACCTACAGTAACCGTAACGCCTGTGTTGATTGTGACTGGCCCAACACTTAGCCCGTTATAACCATCTGTAATCGTGTAATTGCTTGAGATCGTGCGCTGGTTCTCAAGAATGACTGATGAACCGCCACCTCCAGTTGATGCAATTGTGATCGTTCCATTGCCATTGGTAATCGTGATATTAGAACCTTCAGTCAGCGTCGCTTTGCTTAAACCACCCGTCGCTGTATTACCAATAAGCAACTGACCATCGGTATAACTTGTTTGTCCTGTACCGCCATTACCAAAAGGCAACGTACCAGTTACACCAGTAGATAGCGGCAAGCCTGTAACGTTAGTCAACGTGCCTGACAATGGTGTACCTAACGCACCGCCATTAACGACAAATGCACCTGCCGTCCCAACATTTACTGCAAGTGTTGTGGCTACACTGGTACCAAACCCAGTAATGTCAGTGCTTAGCGCAACCTGCGTCCATGCAAATGCAGTGCCGTTCCACTTCAAGAACCTGTCTGCCGTTGTAGGCGCAGTAACAAAACTCGTGGAGTTGATCGTATCTTGATACAACAACTGATTAGCGGCACCGCCTGCAATATCAGCGGCTGAGGTCGCTGAACCAACGGTTACGGTTGATGGCGCTACGTTCTCCCAGTACGGGCCTGTAGAGTCGTATTGAAGTAGATCACCGTTTGCTACGCTTGTGATGCGCACATTGTGCAGCTCATCAAGCTCCCAACCATTGCTGATGTTAAGGAATATCTCACCAGACGATGAGTTAACCTTGACCACCCAGCCAAGAAACACCGTATGCGCAGGTGCTAAAGGTCTGGTTGCTGTAAATCCACCAGCAGTTTGCGATAGATAAACTGGATCGCCAGCCGTAAACCCATTGGTATTAACACCACGTACTGGGCCAAATGTAGCAATAAAACCTTCAGCGCCAGCGCTGATCGATTCAATTACAACGCCAAGTGTGGCAGCAGAAAGTGGTTCACTATCGGCATCGGCAAGCGTTACAGCAGGACGTTGACCTTGAGCACCATTGACTGCAACAACCTGGCCGACTGTAAGCGTACTTCCACTATTGTTGTAAACAAGAACTACGCTTTCCTGACCGATCTGTACGTCAGCATTGCCACCTTTTAAGCCAAAAGCAAGCGCACCATCCCCAGAGTCATACCAAAGTTTACCAACAGCGCTTGTGACAGTTGAATTAGTATCAAACTGAATGTAATCAGGAGTACTGATGCCTCCTGTAATGCTGTCTAGGCTTGTGATGTTGGTATTAGCACCTGAGTTAGCTGCCCCGAACGTGTTGTAACTAATCGTGCGAGCAGCAGAACCATTGAACGATGTGCCTGATGCGTCACCGGTACCGCCATTATTAAAGGTGACTGCAAATGTTGTCGTTCCTGACCCACCACCTGATGTTCTAGAGACTGTCTTTAATGGCATCAGTGGCTCCTAATCAGAGTCCGTCACCTGGGGTGATGTAAATCGCTGCCGCACTTGATGAGGTGATTGCAGTGAAGTAAGCATTAGGCGGGAACGTGAGAATTTCATCAGTTCCTGCAAGCAAAGGCAAGACTGTTTTGCTGTTAGAACCTGAACCTGTCGGAATAACACAATTGCTGTCAGCCGTTGCTGCATCCATTGCAAAGGATAAGAAGGCTGTAACAGCACCATCGTTGATGACTCGATACTGATTGCCGCCAAGCGTGGTTGATGGCACTTGCACCGAGGAAGGGGCAGTCGTAGCCGCTGTGATCTTAACGGTCTTGCCGGAAATGGTAAATGCTTGGATTCCCATATTGACCTCTATGAAGTAACCGCACCAGTAATGATGCAAGCTGTACTACTTAAAAACAATACTGACGCAATACCTCGCGGAAGAACTTGAATGGTTGCTTTATCACCATCAACACCAGACTGATAAGCCGTTGTAATCGAACAAGTAACTGTCACGTTACTAGCCGTATTGTTAACAAGCCCGACAACATCACCATTCATAAACACAGCATCTGGGATCGTAATTAACCCACCCGTACCAATCTCAACATACTTGCCAACATCTGTGCGAGCAAGCGTGTAAGAACCAGTCTTTGCGCCAACCGGAGGAACCGTAAAGTAACCGCCTGTACTAAGTAGCAAGAACTGTGTGCCATCGTAAATAATGTCATTGATAGCGCCGGAAGGTATAGCATCTGGGCCAAGCGCTGATCCATTTGGGTAAACAATGTTCTTAACGCCCTGCCCATTAACATTGATCGTTGATGCGCCTGTGTTAGCAACACTTGTCTTGAATTGTATTCTAAGACCTGCCGTGTAAGTCGTTGTTAAACTTGAAAAAGTTACAACGTAGGCGTTAACCACACCGGTATCAACAGCGTAGTTGCTGTAAGTGTTTGCATCGTTGACCGCACCAGAAAGCGTGCTGAAGTTGCTATCAAGCTGAGACAACGGGATAGTTGTCGTCGCTGTAGCAAAGGTATTAGGTACAACAATAGGCTTAGTCATCAGAACCTCGCACGCAATTCATGCTCTAACTGGAATCCATTGATGACAAAGTTTGGCGTGTTCGATGTCACCGTCAAACCAAGATACTTTCCATACTGCTGAGCATCATATTTATAAAGCTGGTAGCCCACAGAAGCCCATCCAATGGCTGTACCACTATTATTAAGCCAAGGAATGATGTCACCACTATTATTTTGCCAGTTCACCGTGTTTGTGAGTGAAATTCCTGCACTTGAACGGTTCTCGTTATCAACCGTAATCGTCAAAATACCAGCCTCAGTGTCAGGAACGGTTGCTTCAACACCAAATTTCAATGCTTGTTTGTCACGAATGGGGTCATTTAAGGCCCAAAGCGCTGTTTTGATCTGTGTAGCAATGGCTTGCGTACTACTTGAGTACAGTTTAACCAGGCTTGTGCCATCTGTACCGTACATATTGAGCTGACCGCTTACAGGAGCAGGAGCAATCACTATGATCTCCCCCTGATAGGTCATAAACCACTTGCGATCAAAGAAAACCGCTTGCAACTTGCGCCCTGCATACACAAACTGAAACGCAGCGCACAAAATATTGTTAATGACGACTTGACCACCATAAATACCAGCAGTGAAATCGATTCCTGGGAATACGCCATCTAGCGCATCACTGATCTTGCTTGTCGTAGCACCTACAAGTGCGTAGATACCGTATCGATTCATGAAGAAAATTGACCTAAAGTAAGCAAAAATCGCATACTTGAAGTTAGAACCAATTGATGCCGAGATGTTTGTATTCGTAAAGAGCGTTATACCCGTCGTACTGACACGCACATCAGAGAATACGTTGATGGAATCGGTTCCAAAGATGTACAAGAAGTTATTGGCAGAGACAATTTGAATGATGTCACCATGCAGCGTGGCATCAGTAATCGTGATATTGCCTGCCGATACGCTTGTAAAGTCGTTATAACTGTCTGCTGCTGTGTAATAGATTGTACGATTCTGTGCAATCCACACCCTGCCGCTAAAGGATGCAATGGCAATACCAGGCTGGTTAATTCTTGTGGCCGTAGCGGTAGCGCCAGAACCAGAACCATTGTTAACCGTCACATAAAGCAGTGTGGCGGTGCCATTCGTTTGCGAGCCAGAAGTGTGAACAGGGGCTGTAGAACCTGTCGTTCCAGCGACAGTTACCATGTAGTAATTGCCACCAGACGATAGCAATGCGCCTAGTGAAACAGCAGTGCTACCTGCCCATGCTACAGAACCTTGTGAGCCGATATAAACGCTGGGCGCAGATGTATAGCCTGTACCGTACTCGGTGATGCTAATTGACGTAACTGCTGAGCTACCAACCGTTGCAGTAGCAGTTGCCTGTATACCGCCAGTCTCATTGGGTGGGCCGATTAAAACGCTCGGCGGCGTGGCGTAACCTGTTCCTGCTGCGGTGATAGTGATGGTTGCGACCGAACCGACCCGAACGAGATTCGTCCCGTCGAATGTAGCGTATCCATAAGTTGAGTCAATGATAAGGATTCGCTCATTCTTCCATTGGGTGATCTGAGTCGTTGATCCACTGAATGTCGAGGATGCAGCAAGCGTTGATTTAACATTTGTCGAGAGATTGACATACTCAGCGCCTCCATTCGTGAAGAAAGCAAAGAGATACTCTGAACCGCCAATGTTGCCTTGGCCCATGTAGTAGACCGTGCCACCCCATGTAATCGCACCAACAGCCGTTTGCTTGCCAACCACTTTCAAATTGCCAAAACCAATGGGCATGACATTCTCTAGCCATGCAAACTCAGTCTCTTGAATCGAAGTGCGGTTAGCCTTGGTATTGATACCCTTAAAGTCTTTGACAACCTGATACGACTTTTTCTGTTCAGTCGCGGCCATGATCAGTAGGGTGTGCTATAGGGTGTCGGAAGTCTGCGCGTCATCGTCGAAGTCAGTGCTGCTCGGACTTTCTGATCGTATTGCGCCTTAAATATCTCTGCTTCACCATAACTTTGCTCTTTGTACTTAGCGGTATGCGCTGCGTAGTAAGCAACAGGCGTGGTGTAAGGGTCAAGAATAGTTTCAACCGATGAGTTTGAAGTCAAAGGCAGTGGCAATACCACCGTATCAACCTCAATCACATAGTTTTGATCGGGAATCGGGCCAAAAAAGATTGTTGATTGGCCGTAAAGACTAAATGCAACGGGTCTACCCGTATAGTTCTGCCAGAAACGCAACTGAGCGTTAAAGTCAGACCATGCCATGTAGCGCAGTGGTATGCGGGTGTTACCCCAGTACAAGTTGATGTTCAAAACATCAATCGTACGAGTTGCTTCAGGCAATGCCGAGTAGTTAAGTGTCTCGACAGCATTGGTTGCTATCGATGACTGAAGCGTACGAAGGCAACCAGTATCACGAACGACGCGCTCACGCGCAGCGTTAATGTAGTCTGCTAACTCGGTATCTGTCCAAAAGTTACCAGCCGCATCGTGCAGAAGCCTTCTAACCTCTGTGATGTACCCAGAGTAAGTTGCCATTCAAACCTCATTGGCTAGAGGCCAAGGAGCTGGACTTTTGCCCCGCCTTTCCTTTCGGATGAGGAGGGGCTACTCGCTCCACCACCAGGGCTGACAAGTGGCTGGTAATTACTGGCTCGCGGCTAAATGAAAAGTTACCAAGACGCTTCATTGCAGCATCATAGTCCGTATTCATTTTCATCCAGCCATGTCGAGCCAAATAAGGAATCTTGTTGTCATCGCCATACCCAAAGATGTGTTTTGCAACTTCTTCAGGTATCCCGATGCAGGTGTCAGGCGGGAACTCATACGGCTGACCATCGAAATGATCGATCAGTGCATGAGCGCCCTTATTGGTAACGTAAATCACGCTTGCAGTATATCGCCGTAAACGTACACATCAGCCGTTGCAGCCGCACCCTGTGCTGTCGTAAGCGACAAATAAAGGTTTGGTACAGACGACTTCACCGTAATGTTGATGCTTGATGCCGTATTAAGCGTCAGATCAAGAAACAGTGCAGAGCTTGTAAGTGTGGAGTAAGCCTGGGAAGACGCAACAACCGCAGAACCACCCTTGCTAGCAGCGGTATAAACGCCGCCAGCAGCCGTGGATAATGAAATTGAAGCATTGGTCACAACAATCCGACGCACAATGTACTTGGCTGGATTGCTAAAGATCGTGATCATTTGATCGGCAGTCGAATTCATGTTCGCGCCGACCAATGTCCCAAGCAGGATACCTCCGAACTGCTGAGGTAGCAGACTACCTACTTTGTTGGCATCCATGCTTTACTCCAATTAACTGTTGTAAGTGCCAGTAGCAGCAGCGCCACCATTGACCGTTAGGTAAGCAGCAGTCACAGTACCTGAAGTCGAAACGATTTTCACGTTCTGACCATCAGAAACAATCATGCCACCCGTATTAGCGGCAATCACATCAGCCCATGCAGAGCCGTTGTAAGCCTGAAACTTACAGTTGGCAACTGGATAGACGATGTAAAGACCAGCAGGAACCGTGTAATCGGTGCCAGCAGTTACTGAACGTGTTACATAGTCAAAGTAAGCGCCGTCAGCGTCGCTATTAAGACCACTAACGATGATTTTATTAAGTGCAAGTGCCATTTTTTGCTCCTTACAGGGTCAACGAGTTGTAACCCGTTACCTTGGTCATGGCCTTTGGCTTCGTGCAAACCATTTCTGCAATGGTCAACACAGCGCCAACATAACCAATTTGCCAGTTAGGTAGCGTGGACTCAAAACCAGTGAACGCAAACTCAGCCTGCTCATGAATGTACATGCTCAGATAGTTGGTGTTCAGCAAGTACAAAGTACCTTCTGGACAGTACGGATCAGGATAAATCGGCACACCAGCAACCATCAATGCACGGAAGCCAGATGACGGGCCATCAGGACTGTTAGCAAAGTTGCTTCCAGGTGTGATCATGTAGGTTTCTTGGCCCACAAAGTCCTGTTGCAACAGCGTCCAAGTGCCAAAACCGCATACGCCAAACGTCGGCACTTCAGCCGAGTTCTTAACCGTACCGGAGATGTACTGAAGCAAGTTCTGACGGGTCGGGTTAACCGAGCCAGCAGCGTATTGCTTAGACTTCCACCAGGTGTAGGTCGAACGGTTGATGTTGCCGTAAGTTGCCGTACCCGTGCCATCATCCACAGCAGCAGGCAAGCCTGTAAACTGTTGCGTGTTGGTCGTGTTGGTGTAAAGCGAGGTTGCCATAGCGTCCATCATGACGTTGGTCGCATCGTTCATGCGAGCCTCAATCAAAGGGATCACTGCGTAGTCTTGCTGAACAGCACCTTCCATACCGAGGAACGGTACAGGGGCGATCATCAGCTTCAGGTTCCACTCGGCGTTATACGCACCCTGCTGAACAGCAGGCTGAGCAAACGAACCAGAGTAGTCCGACCACTGGGCGTTAACAAACTGAGAACCCTGAACTGGCACGGTGACGGACGACACACCGCCTGAAGCGGTCTGAGAGTTCGCCAGCAGTGCAGCAAGCAGGGGCGTTGAGTTGTAAAGCTGGACAACCAGTTTTGGAATGAATGCCCTACGGGTTACATAGGTAAGTTCATTAAACTGACTGGTGCCCGATGCTGGGAGAATACCACCACCGATAGCCATGTTGTGCTCCTAAGAAACAGCCCTTTAACCTAAACCAATGGGTCGTTGTCGGCTATTGCCGCGCAACTCATTGAACGCTTGTGCAGCCTGCTCTCGCGCAGCCGCCACCGGATTCTTCAAGAAGTTCTGCACACCCATCTTGTTGATGATGGTTGAGCCATTAAAGACCGGCGTTGGACGGTCGAGCTGCTTCTCTTGCATGATGTACTGAGCCGCAGTCTCATGGTTGTTGATGCCTTTCTCAACCATGATTTTCTCGATCATCTTGATGTCGTCATCATTTTCCGCAAAGCCTTTCTCTTTGAGCGTGTTACGGCGACGGGATAACTCTTCCTTCGCCTCTTTCTCACGGAGTCTTGCTTCTAAAGCGGCAATTTTTGCCTCTTGCGCTGAAATAGCACGGTTTGTCTGTTCTTCGATCTCAATCTCAGGGACAGGCAAGTCGGGATGTGCAGTTTTAGTGAGCTTTAAAAACTCTTTGCGAGTCTTCGGGTTTTCAGCCAACGCTTTTGCAAGCGCAGCCAGCTCATCTCTTGCATCGGAGGTTAATGATTCGAGAGACATCGTTCAGCCCTTCAAAAAGATTAGTAAACGCGCTTGGTGTCGCCAGGTTTGCTGAGCGTCATCTTGTTGCGCGAAACTTTGTTAGCACCCGTAAGTCCGCCATACATGTCATAGCGGGGTGGGTTGTAGACCTGACCATTTTGCTGCTGGTTATCCAGAGGTTTGCGGATCGTGCCAGCGCGAGGCTTAAACAATTCCATCATAGGCTCCTAAATAGGGAGTGGGGGTTTTTCAGTACCAGGAACAGGTGACGCAGCCATCGAACGCATCTCAGCCGATGCGCCACCAGCTTGCGGCAGTGTCTGGATCATTTGCATGATGTCAGCCGGTGCAAGTTCTTTTGCTTTGGCATCCATCTCGCCAAACGCTGAACCTAAACTGCGGATGACATCGGTCAATGCTTTGGCTTCTTTTGAATCATCGGGAAACTTCTGCAAAGCACCCATCAACATGCCAAGGCCAAGTTGCACATCGATGCGGCCTTGCATCTCTTCACCCTTCTTGGGTTCAGGGGTAGACATGGGAGAAGCCATCGGAGGAGACTCTGCACCAGACAGCGCAGGCTTCTCTTCATCTTCCATCTCTTCGTCTTCTTTACCCTCGACTTCAACCTCGACCTTGGATTTCCCATTGCCGCGAATAAGTTTGAGGATTTCTTCCGTTGAAACAGCCATATTGGTTCCTTTCGGACGGTTTGTAAGCGTTTACTTACCGTCTGTCAAGTTTAACGGCGTGACGGACGGCTACGACGCAACATTTTTCGCTGAAACATCAGTATCTCCTTCCTTCACTACGGTATGCCGTACGGTTCATAGGGGCGCGTTGGTACTGCAAGCGCGGTGTTTTCGTCATTTGACGCAAATCAGTCTCCGTTACACGCGGTTGATCACCTTGTGAACGGTAAGAATTCTGTTGATTGCTCGATGATTCAGCGTTGTCGTTCATAAAGCCTCCGGTTGTGCAGCATCAGGTGGCGTTTGTTGGGCTTGCATCATCTGTGCAGCCTGTTGCGCCGCTTGCATCTTCTTCAAATCCTCTTTCAACTGCTGTTTCATGGGTGGTTCAAGGATGTCAATGAGTCTTTCCTTGGTAATGGCACCCCGATCAGCCAGCGCAAAGGCTAAAGCACGTAAATCTTCCGTAAAGATGGGCGAATTGCTGTGTGCATCGACTTTTACGACAAAATCATCGGTAAATTGGTCAGCAATAAACTTTTGGTCGTTCAAATCGGTGTAAGTACGGTCTGAATACACTCTCATGCACTTCAAATAGAGTGTTGCCATCTTTTCAAGCGCATCTTCAACGATTAATGCCCGTTTTTTAGCCCTGGAAGACCCTAAACGCGCTAATTGCGAGGCGTGACCAGCACTTCTAACCCCAGATTCGCCCCTTCCTTGCAACACATTGACGATGCCAGATGCTTCTTCAAACATTTTGTCGATCTGATCGATCTCTCGGAACAGATCATTAGGGATAGACGGTGCCAATTGCTCAACTTTGGCATTAGGCATATCCGTTGTAAGCAGGCCAGCAGCACGATTAAGCGCAAAATTCTTCTCATCCAGCAGTCCTGTAAAGCCAATTAAGGCTGTAGGCGGTGCTACTTGCTTGGACAAAAGGTCAAGAATCTCTGCCATACGCTTATTTCGCATGTCTTGCAAGAAGACTAAGCGACCAACCTCTGAGATTCCCCAGTAATAATCGTATTGCGGGGTAGGGCAAATCTGCACAAAGGGCAATTCACCCTTCAAAAACATGCTTTCACCAGGTCTGTCGTAGATCACAACGTTGGGATCGGCAATAGTGACGCACTGATAGTCTTCTGTATCGTCATTCCAGACCCACAATTCCGTCATCTTGATGGTTTCTTCCATCACACGAGGCTTATAGGTCTGCATTCCAGCGATGTTCAGGTTCACATTACCGTACATCGTTGGGTCAGTAGCCGAAAGAATCAGGCGTTGAATGCCATCAGGCACCTTGGACTGCTCTGATTGACCAATCTGGATGCGCTTAAAGATTTCATCTTTGTTGGGATGCGCATACAGTCTTGCGTATAGCTCAGACGCTGTGATGTAGTAAATCTGAATGAGCGCTTCTTGCCTGTCAGTGTAAGGCGTATCTTCCCGCAACACACCCATCAAGCGTGGATCAACCATGTAAGGGTGCATACCCTTCTTAGGGATGAGCTTGATAAAGGTTGAGTTGTAGCAAAGCGCCCAGTTAAGGGCTTGTGCAAACACTTGATCAGCGTTGCTGTTGAGCCACTCATCGTTAAGACCGCCCGTAAGCGCAGGAATCATCGCCTGGTAACTAGGCGAAATCGAAGCACCCAGCGTTAGCGAAAAACGTGTCGTTTCTGCTGAGTAGAGAAACGATGAGAGTTGATCAATGTGAGGATAAATCTTGTTGTAGTAGGCAGGCGGTGCATCAATACCTGCCCCAAACAAGTAGTAAGAACGCAAAGAGTCATACTCACCACCTCGATCTTCAATGCTGACAGAACACTTGTTCACAAGGTCGTTGTAAAACGCCTCTCTATCGCCAAGTCCTGTCGGTATCTTCATGATTGAATCTTCAAGTTTTCGTGATCGTTTGTCACAATGCCTGGTTTAGGCGTTGCCAATGTTACTCCAGAGTTGCGAACCGCTGTCAACCCCCCAACGGTTTCATCCTTAATCGGGTTCAGATTGTAGTTGCTTACGTTCGTAGGACTTCCCCATTGCACAGCAAACGGGTTTTGCGCCATTTGTTTTTGTTTAGCATTCAAAAGTGCATGAGGTTGTGCTTCACCTTCACGCACCGACTTGATGTCACTCATGCCGTAATCCTTGGCAAGCTCTCTCATGGTGGTATCAGCTTGCTTGGTGCTATCTGACTTTAACCCAACGGGTTGCAGAAACACCATTTGCACATCCGTGCAGCCAGCAGGACAGACTCCTTCTCTTGACTCAAAGAAACCATGCACAGGGCACTTGTAGTCATGAACAACGCTCATCGCTTTCCTTTCATTTGGGTTTGCAAGTCTTGGCGGCGGTAATCGTCAGCCCTGGGGCGCACGCCAATATCTAACTTAAAACCTGCCCCATCCCAAGCAATCAAAGAGCGCCTCACCATCGAAGGCTTTGGCTCCTCCCGATACTCCATGTAGCGTCTTAAACCACGCTGCATGATGCGTATCTCACCTGCTAGAACCTGCCCATAGGCTTTATTGACACGACGCTGCAAGCGCTCTGTCAACGGTTCTGACTTCCTTACAAAGACATCCATGAGATGTGATGGATGCGTACCGCAAAGTTCTGCAAACATGGCAATCGATATACCTCGATTCTTGTCTGCAAGAAACTTAGGCATCTCTTCCAATAACTGCGCCTTGGTTCGCATTACACGCCAATGGCTTTCAAGTAGTTATTGATTGACTTTTGCATCACAGGTTCATCACGCACCACCTCTTGCTCAGCACGTTTTGCCTTCGTTACCCGCAAGGCCATCAAACGAGGCATCACTTGCTCAGCAAAAGCAACGGTTGCCAGTGCTGTTGCAATCACACGATCATCTTTGTTTCTGCCATGCGCTGCAATCCCACCCATATCTCGAATCACAGACTTCATTTCTTCAAGCAATTCCATCGAACGTACGGTCAACATGCCACGTTCAAAGTAGTCTTTGAAGTAATTCATCATCCGTTCTTTGGATGAATGTGTGGTGAGGTAGCCAATGGAGTTGGATAGCCCACCTAACGAGTCATTACGCCGCCATAGATAGTGCGACATGTGCCCTAAGACATCCATTAAACCTCTAGCCTTCTGAGCATCATAGGTCTGTGCTTGGCGTTTAAGGTTGCGCATCTCATTGATAACGGCCTGACCTGGCCCATTGACTTCCAGGTTAAGTGTTGAGTTGCGATAAGCACCAGCCAGATAGCAAATTACCCAAGCAAATTGATAGGTGTTGAGTTCATTGGTTGCAAACTCAGCCACTTGCTCTAAACCATCGGCATAGGCTCGATAGACCTGGATACAGAAGCGATCAGCCCAGTCTGAAGACCCATAAGCAGGGTCAGCACCGATGACATAGAAAGCATTGTCAATCGGTTCTTCCCAAATCTTTAAGCTCGCTAGCTTTTCAGTGGACTTGATAAGCGTTGTGTCTTCAAAGAATTGACCAAGGGTGAATCGATAGAAGTCTGGGAGCGATTCTTTAGCAGCACGAGCAGCATCTGTGCAGCGAGAGTGTGAGAAGAACGATGTGCCTGTCATCACAAAGGCATAGTCTTCAGTCGGAGGAAACTCCTGGTACATCAAGGCTTCATCTTTTAAGCCTTCATACATCTTCCATCGCCACCAAGCCATCTGGCGTGAGTTGATCTCAATGCCATAGAGTTTCTTGATGTCTTTTGTCCACTCTTTTTCTTCTGGGTTGAGCTTTCCATCCCAGTACACCTTGTACTCCTTAGTGTCTGCTTCCAGGGAATAGAGTTCATTGCGCCACCAACCACAGAAGATAGCTCTTTGGGTTCTTGCCCGTTTAGCCACTGTCCACATGTCATGCCACATGTTGAAGCCACGAGCCGTTGATTCAAATAAGTAAAGGCGATTAGGGTTCTTTTCAGCCAACGACGCTAGCAGTGATGCCAAGCCTTCTTCATCACCCCAAGAAGATGTCTCTGTGCCATGCAAATAGGTGATGCCCTTGCCTCGACCCAACGAACCCTTAGCTCGCAGTCCTGCTACCTGGTAAAAGAGCCTGCTACGGTTCTTCAACACCATTTGATTGCGGTTATGCGTTACCAGTGGAATCTTGTACTCCGGTGGCAAGCCATCCATGTACATAGCAAGCGTGGTTCTGAACTGATCTCGGTTTTCTTCTGTATCCGTTGTCAGCGTTCCTTGAAACCCAGGGTGCTTAAAGTGCCAGTAAAGATCGAGTGCCAGTGAGATCGTTGTAATCCCAAGCTGACGACCTTTGAGAATCACAAAGAAATGAATGTCGTCATTCAAACCCTTGGCAATCTCTTGCATCACATAGGTCTGGCTTCCAAGCAAACGATTGCCTAAGCGCTGAATCCCTAACTCTTTGGTTTCAACCTTGAGTTCCTTGCAGAACTTGTAGAAATGATTAAGGTCAAAGTTCATTCAGTGCCTGGTTCATATTCGTAGTAAGTGCAAACCTTTTCAGCAAGCATTCCATCCCTTATGCAAATGAGGACAACTTCCTTGCCTTCAAACGTTTCTTTTACACCAATCTCTTGGCTGTAGTGGCAGTTTCTGCAATCGGGCTTCAATTCCATAATTTTCCTTTAACCACAAAACCGTCCGCTCTTCATCAGCCGTCAATGAACGACGCTTACCCTCATCTCGATACCAACGCCATGCAAGGTAAGGGTAGGTCTTATCTCCCTCCTCATACCGCTTAATCCATCGCACAGCATCTTCATGCTTCACTCAACCCTCCACACCCTTACACCACCTTCTACAACCCTCGCTGTAAACTTCTTCCCAGTCTTCTTCCATTCTCTATAACTCGCATTACATACCTTAGATAGGTTTCCATCTGGTACTAGGAAACTATCTCCTGGTTGCATCAAAGCATAGGGATACTTCCCTACCTTCTGCTTCACTGGTATCTCTATTCCCTTCTCTAACACAGTCATCTCGGTACATCTCCTTATTGTCGATGTACCTATCATATAACAACACTAATAAAGGGTATCCACCAGGTTTGAATTTTCCTTGGGGCGGGGACGAAGATAGTGCACTCAAAACCCAGACCCCCGTCCCATTCAACCAACCAAAGAGCGAACGAACTAGCGTGATCGTGTGGCCAGATTGCTACCCGATCTGCCCTTGAGCACGTGCCTGCTCATGCACTGCGCAATGGAAAAGGGGCGGGATATATCCCTTTGTAACCCATATGGATATATCGGTTTTTTCGATATATCAGGGGCTGATATAGAAGCATCTATCTCACAATCCAAAGGCGTATCACTAGCCCCTTATTACTACAGATACAACTACACCTATAAGCCTTTATATATTTATATATATGTAAGGGCTTTACCAATGATTGGAACT